CAATAGCGAATAATGAAACCTCAATAAAACTATCAGACTTCGATCAGAAGGTAGATATCTTCCCCATATCAAATCCAGATATATTTAGTCAGTCACAAAGAATAGCTATGGCTCAAGAAATGATGGCCTTGGTTCAATCTAACCCACAAGTTCATGGAGTTAATGGTACTTATGAAGCTTACAAAAGAATGTATGCAGCGATAGGTGTAGATAATATTGACCAGATATTAACACCACCACCTCCTACAGAACCTCTACCGATGGAAGCTGGTTTTGAGAATAATCAATTATTGTTAGGTAATCCTGCTCAAGCATTTCCACAACAAAATCATGATGCACATATTGCAGTACATATGTCTTTGTTAAATACACCACCTGTTCAAATGAATGCGCAAGTTCAGGCTTTGATACATTCACATATCATGCAGCATCTACAAATGAAAGCAGATATACTTGGTGAACAACAAATGCCACCCGAAGTTTTACAACAATTCCAACAGTTGCAACAACAGGCACAACAAGCATCTCCAGAAGAAGCACAAAATCTTTCTTTACAAGCAGGAGATATACTTGCTCAATTCTCAGCACCAATACTTGCTGAGTTGTTAGTAGAATACAATCAAAAAATTGGATCACCTGAAGATGAAGATCCTCTAGTATCAATTAGAAAACAAGAACTTGCCTTGAAAGGACAAGAGTTATCTATGGAGCAACAACAGTTTATTGCAGAAGAACAAAGAAAAGCTGCTGAGGCTCAACAAAGAATTAATGTTGATCGTGAGAGAATTGATGCTCAAGAAGATATAGCGGATATGAGGAATGATACTGCTATTAAAAGACTACAACAGCAAGCAAGATTTAAATTAATGGATGCAGAAAACAAAAACAAATAACAAAGGTTTGTTTTGGGATCATGTCAACAAACGGTTTTACCGTTGGCATGAATTAAAATTGCTAATGCAGGAAAGAAAGCTTAAAAAACAAAATGCCGAAAAGCTGGATCAAACAACAAGTTAACCACGTTAAGAAAAAAACTTCTATCGGTAATAGTAAGTTAAGCGGTGGTGCTGGCACAAATAAAAAGAACACACGTAAAAAATATAGGGGGCAAGGAAAATAAAAACTTGCAAATAATTTATTTAACCAAGATAATAAACAGCATGATAAAAAGAACTGATATCAAACAACAAAAAACTCCAACTGTAATGAAAAATAAAAATCCTTACAGTAATAAAGGTTCTGTACCTCTTAAAACAGATGCAGGAACTTTTGTTGCCGATACAAAACCTAAGCCTGGAATGGGTAAAGGTAAAAGTAGAGGTATGGGCGCTGCTGAATTTGGTGGCAAGTTTTCTGGCATTTACTAAGTGTCGGTTGTTTGGATTAGCCAAAAATTTTTAAACGAAATTGAGGCTCAAAAAGAAAGCGTAAAAGATACAATCTTGGCTGGTACCAAGGATTTTGCGCAATATCAGTATCTGTGTGGACGTTACAGCTCTCTCGTTGACGCAGAAAATTCATATAGGGAGCTGCTAGGGAAAATACAAGAAGATGCCGAAGATACACGTACCTGACCATGTTGCTCAAGCAATAGAAGAAGAATCCAAAAAAACCGAAACAAAACCAAAAGAGAAAAAAGAAGAAAAGGCTCCTGAAAGCACACTTCCTTATGTGGATGAAGCTGCAAGAGTTTTAGATCCAACTCTTTTAGATAAATCAATTTTAGAAAGAATGCCTCAACCTACTGGATGGAGAATCCTTATTCTTCCATACAGAGGTAAAGGTGTTACTGAAGGTGGCATACACCTAGTTCAATCTCAAGTAGATAGAGAATCTCTTGCGACTGTTGTGGGTTATGTTGTCAAAATGGGTCCTGATTGCTACAAAGATTCTAGTAAGTTTACTGAAGCTTGGTGCCAGGAAAAACAATGGGTGTTGATAGGACGGTATGCTGGCGCTCGCTTTAAGCTTGGTGATGAGTCTGAGTGTAGAATCATTAATGATGATGAAGTTATAGCCACTATATTAGATCCTAACGATATCCTTGCAGTATAAGGAGAAATCATGTCAGAAGAGGCAAAAAAAGAAGAAATAGTTGAAGAAGGTGAAGTTGTCGAGGTAGATTTACCCGAAGAAAAACCTAGCGGTAAGATAGCTGATCTAGCGCCAAAAGAAAAAACGACAGAAACCGAAGAGGTGGATGTTGAGGCTCAAGAGGCGATAGAAGATGTTTCTAGTGAACCAGCAGAAAAATCTCAAGATGAATTAGAAGATTATTCTGAAAAGGTTCAAAAAAGAATTAGTAAACTTACTCGTAAATTAAGAGAAGCTGAAAGAGGCCAAGAGTCTGCATATGAGTATGCAAAAAGAATGGCTGAAGAAAATCAACAGCTAAAAACTAGATCTTCAACTCTAGATAGGTCTTACCTTCAAGAAGCTGAAAGTAGATTAAAGTCTCAAAAGCAACAGGCTCTTGCTGCACTTAAAAATGCACATGAAGTTGCTGACTATGACAAGGTTGCAAAAGCTCAAGAAGTTCTTGCAAAAATAGCAGTAGAAGAAAACAAAGTAACGGTATCAAAAGCTCAGCTGGAACAACAAATGAATGTTCAAGAAGAGCAACAAGCTAATTATCAAGATTACGTACAACCTCAACAACAAAATCAAGCACAACCTCAGCAAAATGTAGAACTAGCTGAGACTGATAAAAAATGGGTTGAAAAAAACAAATGGTTTGGTGAGGACGAAATAATGACTGTTTCTGCCTATGCAATTCACAATCAATTGCAGGAAGAAGGCTTTGACTTGGGAACAGAAGAATATTATAGTGAGATTGATAAGAGAATTCGTTTAGAATTCCCACAGAAGTTTAACGAATCTTCTGTTAAATCTAAGCCTCAACAAAAGGTGGCTTCAGCAGGTAGGGTTGCTGGTAATACAGCATCCAACAAACGACAAGTAAAATTGTCACCATCTGAAGTTCAAATGGCTAAAAGATTAAACGTACCGCTTGCCGAGTACGCTAAATATGTTAAAAGGTAAAACTATGACAGAAGATAAAAAAGATTTAAACAGAACCCCACGTTCTGCAGACACTCGAGCAAAGAAAGTTGCTCGCAAACCTTGGAGTCCGCCATCAATGTTGGATACTCCTCCTGCACCTGAAGGGTACACTTACAGGTGGATACGAGCTGAACTCGTAGGTAATGAAGATAGAAAAAATGTAACCTCTAGGATGCGAGAAGGTTTCGACCTTGTAAGAGCCGAAGAGTTAGATGGATTTGAACTTCCTACCTTAGATGACGGTAAACACGCAGGAGTTGTTTCGGTTGGTGGTTTGCTATTGGCTAAGATTCCTAATGAAACGCGCGAGGAAAGAAACTCCTACTTTGAAAATCGTGCGCATACCCAGCAAGACGCTGTGGACAACGATCTTTTAAGGGAATCAGATCCAAACTCTCCGATTTTAAAACCAGAGAGAAGTAGCAAAGTAACTTTTGGCGGTGGTCAGCGTAGCTGATTACCAAATATAAATTTTAAATAATATAGGTAACTTATTATGTCTAACAAAAATGCACCCTTTGGAGCAAGAGTTGTAGGTAAATTAGGTTCTGGAGTCCAAAATGGTGGAGTTACAGAATACGAAATAGCCTCAGGTGCTTCTGGGAATATTTTTTCAGGCGATTTAGTAAAAATGACCAACACAGGTACTATTTTAGTAGCTGCTGCTGGTGATGAAGCCTTAGGTGTGTTTAGAGGTTGTACTTTTACAAACTCTTCAGGTGAGACTGTTTTCAGCTCTCACTACCCTGATGGTACTGTATCGTCCGATATCAAGGCATTCGTAATAGATGATCCTAATGCTGTATTTGAAATTCAGAGTGCAGGTTCTCCAGCGCAGACTGATGTAGGCTTAAATGCAGATATTTCTTATAGTACTGGCTCTACCAAAACTGGTATGTCAGCTGTAGAATTATCAGGCACAACTGCTGCAACAACTGCAACTTTCAGAATTATGGGATTCTCCTCTGATCCAGACAACAGCACAACAGGCTCAGCTAACGTGAATGTTATTGTTAAATTTAATGAGCATTTCTATATCGATCCTACAGGAGTATAAATAATGGCAATAAATAGAGCGCAATTAGCGAAAGAACTAGAGCCAGGTCTTAATGCTTTGTTCGGTATGGAATATGCTAGATACGAAGCAGAACATACAGAAATCTACGAAACAGAGAGTTCTGATAGAGCGTTTGAAGAAGAAACTTTAATCGTTGGGTTCGGTAATGCTGAAGTAAAAGCTGAAGGTAGTGGTGTCAGATTTGACAGTGCTAACGAAGGTTATACTTCTCGTTATACCCACGAAACAGTTGCTTTAGCTTTCGCGCTAACAGAAGAAGCTGTCGAAGATAATCTTTATGATCGTCTTGGCGCAAGATACACAAAAGCATTAGCTAGATCTATGGCTAATACTAAGCAAATCAAAGCTGCGTCTGTATTGAACAATGCGTTCTCTACAGCTGGTGGCGATGGTGTATCTTTAATCAATACTGCTCACCCTCTTGGGGGTGGTGGTACTCTAGCGAATAGAGCAACTACTATGGCGGACCTTAATGAAACTTCTCTTGAAGATGCATTAATTAATATCTCTACATTTACTGATGATAGAGGTCTTAATATTGCTTTAAGAGGAATGAAGTTAATCGTACCACCTCAACTGCAATTCGTTGCTGACAGACTTCTCCAATCTCCAGGTAGAGTTGGAACTTCTGACAACGACATCAACGCAGTTAAAAATACTGGTATGTTGCCTGATGGCTATGTTGTTAACCACTATCTAACAGATACAGATGCTTTCTTCTTGAAAACAGACTGTCCTGATGGATTTAAGTACTTCGAAAGATCTCCAATGCAAACTGCATTAGAAGGTGACTTCGATACTGGCAACATGCGATACAAGGCTAGAGAAAGATATTCATTCGGATATTCTAACTTCAGAGCTGTTTACGGTTCTCAAGGGGCTTAATGAACGATAGGTTGTAGCGTTTATAACTCATTTACAACCACCTAGGGGGCTTAACCGCCCCCTTTTTTTCCTCTAAATTTACATTCAGTATAAAAATATGTAGAATTTAGGCATGAACATTCTTTGTGATGTGGTGTCTTTATCTCAAAACCCCTGTACGGGTGTTTGTACTACTACGTATGGCCTAGCAGAGCAATGTGCAGGATGCGGTAGAACTTTAGAGCAAATAAGAGATTGGAATAGTTATTCCGATTTAGAGAAAAAGCTGATTAATATTGATTTAGCATCTAATTATGAAATACGGCAAAAAAAGGAGTTCAATAACATGTCAACAGATAAAAAAATTCAAGATATAAGCGGTAGGCTAATTACAACACAATCTTTAATTGAAATGATGGGAGCAGACATGCTGGA